TTCAATACGAACATCCTCAATAATGTTTACAAATGAGTGATTGATTTTACGAACCCTAGCTTGTTCAAGCATATCGAGTGGAGTCCAGAGTGCATGAGCAATCTCGTGACAAACCATCAAATCCTCGATATTAGGTGTCATCATCTCATCATTCCAGATGGGTAGACCTAATTCGCGTGATTTAGGATTGAAATACGCTGTTTCCATTTTCTTGTAAACAACGAAGATATCCTCTTCAGCGAGGAGTTTTGCAATTATTGATTTATTTTTCATCATTTATATATTCTATCAAACGTGGCAGGATTTGTCAAGTGGTATCTTTATTGGGGTTTCTGTGTAATCTTTCATCTTATATAGCTATTATACAGGATAGAACAAGTATTGTCAAGAAAAATCGTAGTCGGTAAGTTGTTGATTTGTGGTAACTTAATAATTATTTTATTATGTCTAATTTGGAAAAGGTGTTATGACCAATAATATTGCACCGCAACATATAAATATTTGTGTAAGAAGAACTTAATTAACCCCAAAAGGAAAAAATAATGAAAACCGCTTACCTCGCATCAATTCTCGTTGTATTGGTGGTAGCGCAAATTATACCACTTGCAAGTGACGAAATTGGATCAGGAGCATATAGGACAATTACTAGAGCTAAAAATAATGTAGAACTTGAGTCTAGGACTAAGACTCAACAAGTTTTTGAGATTTCTTTGTTACCTTAGATAATCGTTTTTTGGCCATGTCAAGTTTTAATTTACTGACATGGTTGGTGAAGTTTGTACCTTCCATGTGATCATATTCATGTTGGAAGATACGGGCTTCTAAACCAAACATTTGAACTTCGTTTAACTCACCATTTTCATCTTCATATGAGCAGGTTATATCTTTTGCTCTCTGAACTTTAATCCATAGGCCGGGATAGGTTAAACACCCCTCGTCCATGAGAGACTTGTCTTTGCTGTATGATACAATCTTAGGATTAAAACAACTAATGATTTCTTTCGTAGTAATATCAGAATACATAACAAACGCACGTTCCATAATACCACATTGATTTGCAGATAGACCAACACCGAAAGAAGATTGCATTGTTTCAATCAAATTTTCTTTCAGTTCGTTCCTATCTAAATCCTCACTACATTTTTCAATAGGAACGCTTAGAATAGGATTGGTATTCTCAATTAGTTTGTATGTTGCCATTATTCAAAAAACTCCGATAATGGTGCAGTAATATTTATTCTACTATCTGCGATTTCAAAATATTCTTTCTCTTGTTCAATACCAATAAAATCAAAACCCTCATCTTTTGCAGCCATTCCAGTAGAACCACTACCCATAAATGGGTCTAGGACTGTGCCGTCCTTTGGTGTTACAAGTCGGCATAGGTATTTCATCAACTCTTGCGGTTTTACTGTTGGATGAACATTTTTTCTTTCTGTAACAAATCTGCCCGTAACATCATTATCTATTTTGGATTTTTCCATATCGTGTGGGTCGCGCCTGCCTGACATACTGGAAGTTTTCTTCGTTGGTAAGTGATCTAATCCTTTGTTTCTTTCTGCTTTGGATACCTTTGGACAATAGAAGTATCTTGCCCACTCTGTTTCTAAACCATCATGCATAACATTGGCAGGGAAACGACCTAATTCACTTGACCCTGCTTCCTTGCCTTCATAATCTCCATAAACATTATTTGCCATCTTATCAGTTTTCCAAGTTCCTTTGCCGCCTAGTCTTGTGTCATCACCTTCAGATAAATCTACTCTACATCCATCAATGTTAATGCCACCAGTTCCATGTTTCAATACGTTATCTGCAACTGTTCCTTCGAATGGTTTTCTTGCCATCACAATAGGTTCGTGGGCAGGCTTGAGTGCAGTACCCCAACCTTCATGTTCATTCATTATTTCTCTGTATTCATAATCACCTCTGTCTGTGTTAAGATGATTCCAACCACTCTTTTGTCCAATGTCAGATGATGTAACTTTGCGTGTGCTAATCACATCTCCTTGAACACCATTCCTCTTATCTATCGCCTTTCCAATATTCAAACTCTTAGGAAACCCCGAACCATACAACCACATAATCTGGTCACGAATATTAAAACCAGAATCTTCTATCGCAACTGCCATTCTGTGATATGTTCTACTACTAGAAAATGCGAGCAAATGCCCGCCAGGCTTCAATAATTGATATGCAAGTTCCCACGTTTCTTTCTGAAAAGCAATACCAGTTGAATCCCAACTCTTACCCATAAATCCAAGTTCGTATGGTGGGTCTGTAACAACGGAATCCACTTGGACTCCTTCGTCAATCATTTTTTGCATTTCTTCAATGCAATCTCCGTTAAGCAACAACATGACTAAAGTTCCTATTCTTTTCAAACTTGATTGTACTTCTAAATTTATCAACCAGTATGTCTTGCTTGTGACTAATCACAAACACATTCTCATCACCTAATGTATTCAGAATTTTTAGAAACTCATCTGTTCCTGTTCCATCAAGTGAGCTGTCAAATATCTCATCTAGGATAAGTAGATTACAATTTGTTGAGTTCTTCATCTTTGCAATTGCTCTCCAAGTAAAGAGTAGTGCAAGATCAATACGCATCTTCTCACCTTCACTAAATGATGCGTAGGTAAACTCATCACGATAACGTGACTTTATAGTTTCGTCAAAGTTTTCATTCAACGTGAAGTTTACATAAAACTCCATTGATGTTAGATAGGTATTGATTAATTTATTCATCACAGGCAAATACTGTTTGATAATCTTGGTCTTGATACCAGTGTCCGTCAACATATTTCTTGAAGCTTCACTATATATCTGTTCTTCTCGCAACTTTGATTTTTGCATATCCAAACCAGATAAAGTTTTCTTTAAATCATTTAACTTATCGTGATCAGTATTATTAACTTCACCAGTATTCAGTTGGTCAATCTCTGATTGCAATGTAGCATTAAATTTTTCAAGTTGGATAAGAGAACTATTTTCTTTTGCAATATGAACTTCGTTGTCTCGTACTTTAGCACCAATAACATTAATTTCTTTCTGTCGTTCCAAAACTTTTTCTAATTCATCTTTTAGTTCTTTCATTCCAGAACTAACTTTGTCTGCTTCACCTTTCTTTTTATCAATCATAGATGATTTAAAAACTTCATCAATATGTTGTTGACAGGTTGGGCAATCTTCATTGCTTTCAAAAAATCCAATAAGTCTGGTATGTGTTCTATGTTTTTCTTTTAATTGTGATTGAATATCTTTTAACTTGCTATGTTTTGTGTTTATCTTATCACTGTCAGTAATTTGAGCAAGAAGTTCCTGATTGTTTTGAGTGTAAAATTTAATATCAGAATTCTTTTTAAATATTTCTTCTTCATTGTTACTCATTAAAGAAGTCTTTTCTTTTATAAGCTTTTCTTTGTGCATAAACATTTCATCAATATATTTTTCTTGAAGAGTAATTTTTTCTTCTGTCAAATTATATTGATAATCTATATCACGAATATCATCAGAAATAGTTTTAAGTTTTTGTTTGAGAAGCATATTCATCAAAGAGAAAATTTGAATGTCAAGAATTTCTTCAACAACCTCTCGGCGGTGTCTAGCTTTTAACTGCATAAAAGGAACAAAGGTAGATGAACCTAGAATAACAACTTGTGTAAAACTGCGATAGTTTAGTTTAAGAATTTGTTGTTCAAGATACTTTTGATAGTCTCTCGCATTTGCATCTTGATTGTACATTTTGTCGTTGATGTAAATCTCAAACACGTTAGGCTTGATACCACGAACAACTTTCACTTTTTTAGAACCAATTCTAAATTCAACTTCTACTAATCCACCAGTACCATTGACAGAGTTTAACAGCTGTCCCTTGTTGATGTTGCGAAATGGTTTACCAAATAAACCAAAACACAGTGCATCAAGAATAGTAGATTTACCAGAACCATTCTCACCAATAATTAATGTGGTAGAATTCCTATCTAACTGTATCTCGGTAAAGTTATTGCCAGTTGACAGGAAGTTTTTCCACTTCACAGTCTCAAAGTGTATCATTATTTAATCAATAAATCTCTGTGTTCCGTTATCCCATTGATCCAATACGTTAAGTTTATCTTGAGCATCAGCAATCAATTCCATTTGTTCATCAACTGCTTGAACAACGTCAGGATGTTCTCCAATACCAGCTGCATTGTTAATGTAAACTTGTACGTTTGCTCTGGCAACTGCAATGTCACCTTCGTATTTTTTTCTAAGTGCTTCTAAAATGAAACTCATAATTATCTCCCTCACATCTCTAAATCTTGTGCTTCTGTGTAAAGCGCTCTCATTGTATTTTTAAGTCTATCTTTACTTAGTGTAACATCTAACTGGTCAATATATTTTTCCAGTAATGTCATTGTATCTTCTGTATTTTCTACAATATCATCTGATACATTCTCAGCATCTAACTCTGAGAAATCTTCTATGATTTTAACTTCGTATGCATCTGCTAAGAGAAGTCTGTCTACAAACTTGTCAAAATTATATAAATCTTTTTTATTTACAACAACCAATTTTACATATTGATCTTTGTATTGTGTTACATCGTGTTTAGTATAATCCTCTTGCGTATCATCATAATATATCTTTTTAAATAATGTGTACGGATTAACTATGCGTTCTAGCTCTCTTGTACTTGTATCAAAGATATGAAAACCTTTCGGGTCTTGAAAATCATTCCAGTAAATTTCATAGGGCGTGCCTAGATAATATATTTGACCATCGTCAGACTTGTGATGAAAGTGTCCACTAAACACAGTATCAAATCTTCTAAACAACTCTCTATCCCAACCACCTTCTGCAAACTGGCCACGATGCATTTCAAAACCATTGATTTCTAAATGTCCAAACAAAATATCTGACTTTGCAGTATTTAAAACATTCACAGATTCATCATAGTTATTAGCATTAATCCAAGGCATAAACACAATATCAGTTCCATCAAAATTTACAACCTCCGGCCCAGTATATATTTTAAATTTGTCTTTACCAACCAGCTCTTCCATTGAATTAACTTCGTTGGTATTTTTGTAGTAAGTGTCGTGGTTGCCGATAATGATGTGTAAGTCAATACCCAACTCTTTAAATTTATTAATAAATCTTTTACGAAAATCATTTGCAATTTTAAAACTTATAAACTTGCGTCTGTCAACAACATCACCCATATGGACGCAAGTTGTTATTTCTTTTTCCTTTAGAGTTGGAAAGAAAACATTTTCGTAAAACTTATAAAAATATTCATTAAAATTTAGATTGTCATTCCTAGCACCAAAATGGGTGTCAGTTATAATCGCAAGCTTCAAATCAATTATATCCTTTGTCTGCTACTGTATCCTCTTCTTCTTTTTCCATAAAAGTTTCAAGACCTTTAGCTTTTACTTTAGTTTTATTCTTAGGTTTGTATACATCTTCGTCTGGTAACATTATATTTGGATCAAATCCTTGTACAACATATTTGTTAGTGTCACCTTCATTAACTGTCCAAGATTCATAACTAACACTTTCAATCATTTTGTTTCTAACGTGAGTTTGTTTTTTCTCTTTTGCAATCCTACGAAGAAAGGCATAGTAAATAATTTGTGTGAAGTAAGCAAAAGGATTCTTTGATTTTTCTGGATCAAAATTACCACAATACTGTAAACAGTTTTCAATACCATCAGCAATCATTTCATCTCTGTAAGTGTAGTTTATAAAGTTTGGTCTATATGATAAGTGAGTTGCAATCTTTAAAAAACATTCACCAATATAATTAGTTATTGGAGGTCTAACTTTGTCCTCTTTAGGTAAATCTTTTTGTTCTTCTTCTGCTATTTTACACTTATTTTTCCAATCGGTTATGGCTTGAAGAAAAACTTTATTATCTACGTAATGTTCTCCTTTTGCCTTTTTACCTTTTGCCATTTCAATTCCTTTTTTTCAACTTGAAGATATACTATACCAAATCAGACAAGCTTTGTCCAGTATCTTTCTCTATTTTCTTTCTAGCATAATATGCCTTATTATATTTCTTCATATATGTTTTATTATATTCCTTCTTATATGCGCTATACTCTGGTGTTTGTTGATATGCCTTATTATATTCCTTCTTCCATGCCTTATGCTCTGGTGTTTGACTACGTTTCTTTTTATATGCCTTCATATCATATGTAACACCACCTTTCCACATCGGATTATTCTCACCAGAGTTTAAGTTGCTCGCACTTTCTGCTATCAACTCATCTTTACTTATCTCAAGCGTATCCCTTAGGCTTGGAAACATAATATCACATTCTTCTTGGGTTGTTATATAAATAGACATTGCTGATACTCCTTTACAGTATTAGAGTAGGTGGTATTCCAGTACGCGACCTACACCTTTATTTATAATAATCATACCAGTAACTAATAAAAAAATAAAAGAGACTTGACTTCACCAAAATAAACGTGTTATATTAGCTCTGTTGTTGGGTCAAGTTAATGATATTTAGATTTATTTGTTTTAATAAACTCCTCTAGTATATCATTAATTTTATCTCTATCAATCATTTCTTCATCATCTAAATTATCTTCAAAATCTATAACATCTTCTGGGATGTGCAATCTGTTTCTTTTTTCTACAATGTTTTTATAATAAGCACTCAACCCTACTGACGCATCTGCAATTATTATAACGTGAGATTCTTTTAGCTCAAAATATTTACTTTCTGTAAACGGAGATATCCAAGCAGTAAGGTGTAAAGATTCTATCATACCTTTGCTAGTTTCTTCATTAACTGTTTCCATTTTTAATGGAGTTTTAATTATATATTTTTCATTAGCATATTCTTTCATTTCGCAAATAATACTTTCGCCATTTGTTAACTTAACGACTTTATAATCTGTATCCATACGCAACCTTCTTTTTAATCATTGTCTTATATTTATGTGACTACAATTTTACCTTACTGATATGATAATCAAATTGTTGTTCGTTATACAATGATATCCTTTCAGAAAAATGATTTAACGTAAAATTACGCTTATTGTTGTGTGAAATGTCGTCTGCAATATCATATATTAAAACGGAAACTTTATTGTCGGTCTTACGCAGTCCACGGCCAAGGCTTTGGAGCACTCTAATCCTACTTTTGCTTGGGGAACTGAACACGATATTGTTGATATTCCTAATATTAATACCAGTGCTAAACGTGCCGTAACTTGCAAGTATAACTGATTTCTTTTCATTTTCTACAACTCCTCTTATTTCTTCTCTTTCTGATGTATCTGTTCCACCATAT